AGTATAAGTTTACAAGAATCAGGAATTGATACAAGAACTATACTATTACAAGTAAATGGCTAGTCGTGATATAAAATACACCGGTAGAGATTTTGATTCGCTTAAAGCAGGGTTGATTGAGTTTGCCAAAGCTTACTACCCAGAATCCTATACAGACTTCAACGAAGCATCACCAGGATCGTTATTTATCGACTTAGCAGCTTACGTCGGTGACGTACTAAGCTACTACACAGATAGCAATCTCAAAGAGTCGTTAATAACCTATGCACAAGAGCGTCGTAGCTTGCTAAACTTAGCATCGTCTCTAGGATATAAACCAAAAATTGCAGTACCTGCTCATGTAGACATTGATGTATATCAACTAATGCCAGCTATTGGTAGTGGAACAAACAGCGAACCAGATACTTCATACGGACTACGAATTGAGCCTGGATTCGAAGTTAGATCAACAAAGTCAGCTGTAACGTTTACAATACAAGATACCGTAGATTTTAAAATAAATAACGCTTTTGATCCAACTGAGTACTCTGTCTATAGCATTGACAATGGTACTGGAGATCCTATATACTATCTTGCTAAGAAAACAGTACGAGCTATAAGTGCAAGAACTGTAACAACCACAGTCACTTTAGGTCCCCGTGAAAGGTACACTAAGTTCCTACTAGAGAGTAATTCAGACTCTCCCATTATCGGAATTGAGTCTATTATTGATGCTGAAGGAGATAGTTGGTATGAAGTGCCTTACTTGGCTCAAGATACCATATTTGAACAAGTAGCGAATACAGGAGGCAATGACCCCGCAGCTGCAGTATACAGCGTGCAAAACCCGTATCTTTTACGGTATAAAAAAGTACCTAAAAGATTTATTACACGAGTAATTGAAGAAGGACTTGAGGTGCAATTTGGTGCTGGAGCACTAGGTACACCATCTGAAGAACTATTAGCAACTCCAGAACAAATTGGATTGAATCTTCCAACTGGAAAACCTAATACGGATGCAAATTTAGACCCAAGTAATCCTGTACTAACAGGAGCTTATGGTTTAGCTCCTTCAAATACGACACTAACAGTTACCTATTTAGTAGGAGGAGGAACTATTGCTAATGTGCCTGCAAACACAATCACAGAAATTACTTCCATAAACACAGCTAATACAGTATTACCTACAAGTACACCGACTTTAAATAATACAATTAGGCAGAGTGTTGTTGTAAATAATCCAATGGGTGCAACTGGTGGCAGAAACGAGGAGACTTTAGAGGAGATAAGACAAAACACATTAGCGCAGTTTGCAGCACAAGGAAGAGCCGTAACGAGGGAAGATTACATGGTACGCTGCTATGCAATGCCAGGAATCTACGGGTCAGTAGCAAAAGCTTACGTTACTCCCGATGAGCAAAATAATATTGGAACATCGGAGACTAGAGACGTAGTTGCAAATCCACTAGCTTTAAATTTATACGTACTAGGGTACAATGATGATAAGCAATGTACACCACTTAACTATGCTGTTAGATCTAACTTAAAAAGTTATATTGATCAATATAGAATGCTCACTGATAGTATTAATATTCGTGATGCTTATATTATTAATATAGGGGTGCGGTTTAATGTATTACCGTTGCCTAACTACAACAGTAATGAGGTATTGCTACGTTGCATCCAACGACTAAAAGACCACTTTGACATTGATAGATGGCAAATAGGTCAGCCAATTATCCATAGTGAGATATTAACTGCTTTGTTACAAGTAAAAGGAGTGCAAACAGCCTCCAACATAAGAATTTATAATAAAAACCAAGAAGGCTACAGCGATATAGCTTATGATATAGCAGGTGCTACCGCAAACGGAGTGACATATCCTAGTATTGATCCTTCAATCTTTGAAGTAAAATATCCTGATGCAGACATCGAAGGTAAAATAACATCATACTAAGATGATATACAGTATATACAGCATAAAAGATGCGACCATATATGAACAGTATCCTAAGTTAAATACTGGGATTGACAGCGCTTTAGAGATATCAAAGGTAGTTGATAATACAGCAAGCTTTAACTCAAGAATCTTGCTAAAATTTGACTTATCTGAGCTAACATCGAACTTCAGCACAAACATACTAACTCAGACAGCTAGTTATTATCTGAGACTGACAGCAGCTAATCCTAGCGAAATACCACTTGATTATACGCTTTACGCATATCCAATTTCACAAAGTTGGAACATGGGAACTGGCCAGTATACTATTGTACCAAATGATAGTAATGGTGTTTCGTGGCAGTATAAGCTTTCTAGTTTAAACGAAGCTTCAACATGGCCAACCTCATCCTTTACAGCAGGAACAACTGGTAGTTGGAGTTATATTTCCGGAGGAGGCGCTTGGTATACTGCATCTGCCCACAGTCAAAGTTTTAGCTACGAAACGACAGATATTTTAATGAATGTCACCACAGCTGTACGAAACTGGGTAAGTGGCGTCATTCCAAATGAAGGTTTTATTATAAAAAAGAGTAACGCAGATGAATCCGATACCACTAGCTCATTTAGCGCACTAAGATTCTTTAGCAAAGAGACAAATACTATTTATAGTCCAAAATTAGAAATGCGTTACGATGATTCGATATACGAAACATCACATTCTGTAGTGGACTATACCGATGAGGTTGTAGTGAATATTACAAATCTACAAGAAGCATATCTAGACGCTAGCAACGCTAGAATAAACATATCAGCTCGACCAAAATATCCTACACGTACTCACGCTACTAGCAGCAATTATCTCGACCTCTACCAACTAAACAGTTCAAGCTACTACAGCGTAAGAGACGCGCACACAAATAACGAAATTATTCCCTTTGACGAAGCTAATACAAAAATTAGTGCGGATAGTAGAGGTAGTTACTTTATGCTAAACACAAATACATTAGCACCTGAAAGATACTACAGATTACTAATTAAATCAAAGGTAAGCTCAACAGAGCATTATATCTACGATAGTAACTGGATCTTTAAGGTGGTACAATGAGAACAAGAACAGGGAAATTACTAGGAGACTTAAATAAGAGAGGCGGTGCATTCGCCACAGCCTCAGTACCGCAATTACCGGTTACAAATGCCTTCAATCCAGCAATCCCAGCCTTTGACGAGACGACTATAACGGATGAAAACCAAACAGCATACACTCTCTATCCTTACGAACTTAATGATACACCTGTCATAACCAAGAGCGTATATAGAGCATCATCCCCAGAAATCATAAGCAGTAGAGCTTATTCGCCATCTAAGTCAAATATTATGTACCACGACGAAGATGGAGTAGTTAAGGTTTTAGCAGGTAGTAGTTTTATTTTGCGTATTGAAGCACAACAACCTAACATTCTAAATGTAGAAAACGGTGTACCAGAAATAAAACAAGGAACACGAGAACTGCAGTTTACATGGCTTTTAGATGGACGATTACTATCAGACCTTGATATAAGTGACACTTATACTGAAAGCCCTGATGTAGTTGAGTCGGGCACAAACGAGTTGATTTTTAGAAATATAACAACGCGTGCTGCAGGAAGATACACTTGTGTAATAGCTAATGACATAGGAGAGACTGAATCAGAACCAATAGATATACAAGTTATTAACGTAAGTGATCCTGAGAATACGTTTTTCCGACAAAATATTATTCAAAATGGATTTGCAAACGATGGAACAAATAACTGGACTACTCTCTTAGGTGATGTGGTTACAAAAAACTTTAGTAGCGAAGCAATAGAAGGAGAGCTTAAGAGTCCAAATACAGCTGTGTTTGGATACACATCGGATGCAATCTATCCACACCCATCTAACATAAGATTTAATGGTATACGCAACTACCGACCAGCAGACTTGCTTAACAAAGGTAGTGCGTATTTTTGCAGAGGAGCGCTGCCAGCATATGCAGCAGGAGGTACAAGGCAAGCAGCTATATACCAAGACATAGATCTAACTGAGATTTCTGATCTAATAGCTGGTCGAGTTTACGGTTGTAATGGAGTTAGAGCTTATATAGGAGCGATAATTGGAAATGCAGTGTCTTTGTTTAAAACAACAACAGACTTAATAGGTCCTGAAGCAAGAAACGATCCCAGGCAGTTTTTTTTAGGTGCACCTAAATTATCATACCAAAACGCTGTTTTAGCAGGACTTCCTATAATAGAAGAGTCCGTTAGAGTTATAGTACAGGAGTTTGAAGGTGCTACACCTTTACCCAGCGTTCAGTTTGTCATAGAACCAAGCGATAAGCCAGGAGTAGTGTACAATTACGACACAAAAAAAGTAACTCAGATAGAGCTAAGAGATGCTATATCTACCCTCCTTGATTCTGATAAAGTTAGCGAGCAAGTTAACCCACCATTTACGGGAACTATTACACAAAACGATGGGTCAGTTTGGTCACCACCATCCATAACTGGTAGGAGTGGTAAAATACTTAACATATACAACCAACTATATCCAAATCCACAGTCATACTACAGCTATGGCCAATATGCGCAGTATCAAGAAGCCATGATTAGGGTCTTAAACCCCAAGACCAATAAGATAAGGGTAACAATACAATTCACTCTTGATAGTTTAAGACTCACTGAAACGGATCCAAAATTACTAAATGGCAATGTTTACGAAGTATTTCCATGGGAGAAGCCTCTATATAAGCTACTTCTAAGAGAGTGGCCTAATACATACTACCAAGTAATAAAAGATAACGGAAGCGAAACATGGAAAGAGAAAGGGTTTGAAGGCATTATACCACAAAGCGTATCGAGACCAATGGTTACTGGACTAGGTTTAGTACTCGATCCACTAACAAATTCAAGTGTTGATATAAAAAACTTTCGCACAGAGATAGCAACAATAGTATCCCCGCAAGAAGAGCGAACAAAAAACATGCGTCCAACTCCCGTAAATGTATTGCAAAATGGTAGTGTGGACTTTGATACTGTTGTAAAAAATACTGCCGGACTTAATACAGCTTTAAATTTTGGAAGCAACTATTGGATTAGATTTTTTAGAAAATACGACAGTGTACGGAAGAACGATGACACTTGGAGTACCGAATGGGCTTCTACCTTTAGTGACACAAGCTACAATCAAGATGATGAATTTGTGGACGGTCGGTTACTAATATACAATTCTAAAGATGAGAATATTATAGATGTGAATTTCGACGCAGAAGGTGAGATAAAATACGGCGATGACGCAGTGAATTATTTTGGAGGAGATGGTACGCAGACAGATGGAGGACTTGGCTTTATTACTATAATAGTTAGAGCATCTGGTTTTTCTTCTGGCAAAAATGGTAATAAAGACGTGGGGATGCCCAGGGCTGTACCGTTTTTAAGCCTAGGCTTGAGAAATACAAAATCACAACTTCAAACAGACGGGGAAATTATAAAGGTAGTTGCGTGGCCTGCATTCAACCTAACCAACACAGGGCAAGCTATAAGCAACTTCACAACACCAGATAAGATAGTAGGTGCCAGCCTTATTAATTGGGACGGACCAGCTTACTATAACAACCTACATACTAATCGCAGGACAATATCCGTAAAAGTACCAGCAAACTGTTTAGCAACTGTGATAGCAGGTGTGCGAAATAATAATAATGGTAATCTTGATTCGGTTGATGGGGTTTTATCTACTAAATTTGAGTTTGATTCAAATGACAATTTAGTCTATTACACGTATTAATAATGGAACGATCATATAAAATAAATCCAAAAAAATCAGTACCCAAAGGAGGTTTAAAGCCTGACTTTTTGCTGTTTGATGAACGAGTTGGAGTTCCTATTATTCTACCTTCAGTAACATCCGAAGGTCTATATAACGTAGAACAAACTACTTTATTAGATCCTCAAGGAAACTTTTTAAAAGTAAACTCAAGTGGCAATATTGTAAGTTTAGTTCAAGGCACAGCATTTTACGTATCCGTTCAAGTACTCGACCCAGAAGATCAAATTGATCCTAACAACGTCTTAAACATTAAGTTCAGATGGTACAAAAACGGCTCATATCTGTACGAAGTCAACAATCTTAACGATTTTAAAGGCGTAAACCGTATCGAATTCTCAGCAGAACAGTGTGTCCCTGAAATATCAGGGGTCTATAGTCTAGAAGTAGTTAATAGTTCAGGTGTATCAACGGCAGGCAATCTAACAATTAGAGTCTATGATCGTGTAAATGTACCTGAATTATATGGCAATCTACTGCAAAATTCAAGTGGAGAAACTGGGTTGGATGGTTGGGAAGTTGAAAATGGAGTTGTAGTAAGTGAGTTTCGTAAAGACGTCTTGTCATCAAACAACTTTGCTAGCATACAAGCTCCACGTCGATTAACTCTTGATGATAGCGACCAACCATACACCATACAACCAGACGCTAGCTTTGCTTTTTGCAGTTCAACTAATTGGGTAAATATGGGATCGTTTTATCGAGACTACAAAGCAGGTCAACCCATCCAAAACGATTGGTGGTTTAACTACCAACCTCCAAATTTAGTAATAAACGAAGATCCGGGTGTATCTTTTGCATCCTTTTTTCCGGCAAAAAGTTTCTTTGATGAGTATAACGGAAACGAGAATAAGGCAGGGATTTTGAGCGAAATGAAGGTGGTAGAGACTTACTTTACCAAAGCACCAGTAACAAAAGATGCACCAAACGCTTCAATGACTCAGACTATTGATGTGTCAGGTTTAGAAGACTTTATTGATGGAAGAGTTTGTGGTGTGAGCAAAGTGGTTGGTAATTTTTTTGCTTACGTAGGATTGGGAATAAACTCATACACCTACAAAGCAATACACAAAGGTGAGTACAGAATAGCACCAGCAAACCAATATGAGTTTAATAACATAAACGGAAAAGGCAATGATACATATGTACTAGCACAAAGCTACTACAACACCCCAACGCTAGAAGGAGGTTCCCTATCAAACGAACTTAGACTATTCATATTACCAGCTGGCAGCGCCAGTTATCAAGCTAATAGTAAGGTATTTAACCTTGCGGATTTAACAGTATTAAAGGAATTAGAACCCTTTATACAAAATGGTGAAGAGTTTTTCATCTACACAAATCCTAATATGGATAACACAAGAAGGTTTAGCTATGCTTTTCCAAGCTGGAAGTATCCAATACTAGGAGAGCTTTTTGATGAGAGCATAACTCAAACTGCTGAAGGTTCATCTTCATTGGGAGGATTTGCAAGAATGTTTGGATATCTTTTTGGAGCAAAAGATTTAGCTAATATAGGAAATAAAAATCCAAACGTATCCTACGGACCCCCGGGACCACTCCTATACCACCCAGACCAAAATGTAAACGATACAACAGCTCGTCTTGCAGCAAGAGCTTATTTGAGCTCTTCTATTACGCAAAGATTTGAGGACGCACAGGATTATTTAATGAACAATTTTATAGCACCTTTAAATGATGCCTGTTTTGGTATTGAAGATTTCACAGTATCAGTACCAAGTCGTAGTGAAGGAAACTACGCAGTATTAAGGCAATTAGTCCATGCAATATGCTGTAAGGATACTAGTGAGCGTAGCGTGCACTTATCCCCAAATAGTCCGCTATCGCTTATTAAGAGCGTATTCACCTCAACCACTTATGAAGTAGCAAGAGCTCGACGAGATAGTTATTTTGGTACAGTAGATGTTGTTAATGCAACAGGAGACGAGCTATACGATTATGTACGTAGTGTTATAGATTTTTATATCTACGAAGTAATAAAGCAACAACCTATTGATCCATTCTTTCAACTTATAACACCAGCAGCACCAAATACAATACTAAATACATTTGGTTTAACACCCGAAAAGCTAAAAACATTTTCAAGTAACACAACACCAGAAAAAACAAATTTAAGGGAAGTAAGAGATGGTGTATCTTATAAGGTTGATCGCATTGAGCTAATACCTAAATGCAACGACACAGTAAACTTCACTATTAGTTACATTGACGCTTTTGGTGAGTTGCTTAAAAGCGAAACAGTGGATGGACCAACGGTAGATGATATCTTTGCAGTAAAAGAGAAGATGAATCTAGCCTATTATATAGGTACATTACTGCGACGCACTTGTGATTTACCTGATGATTACGTTAAAGTGACATATAAGGAAGGTCCAACTCTTTTTGAGGTATCAGCAACCGATATACGAGGAGGAGCTCCTCATGAAGTAGTTGAAAATAATCCAAACTTAGCCCAACTAAGAGAGCGAGTAAAAGAAACAGGAGTCCTCTACTACGACCCAGGAGCAGCAGCATTTTTTGGAGTACAAAAGAAGCTTTACATTCCTAGCGGAACGAGGTCTATTGAAGTAAAAGTAGACTTGCTACACGACTCTATAGCAGTTGGAATTGAACCTGACACAGGAACTGACCCCTACGATATAGAAGAAATCCCAGCAGAACACACAAACTATCCCTTTAAATTTTTCAGATCTGGTAATCCAAGAGTAGGAGTTGCCCATATGAAGCTTTGCTTATACGACAATGAGTTTAAAAGGACAGCAAAATATCCACACTACTATATGCCAAGATACCACGTATGGAAGATAATGAAACAATCGTTACTAAGCAACCCAATTGGCTACCTACAATTAGGCAACTCTCCAGACTTAACACAACAAGCTGGGAGTTGGGTTTATAATGTTCCAAACCGTGGTACAATATCAAATTACGAAGCTAGCACACAATTTTTAACACCAAGGCAAGATGCGGTCCCACCATCTGCATCCATTCCACCCGCAGGATACGATCGACCACTTGAAAAAGGTCCTAATTAAAATTAGATAGCTTTCTATTTATAATAAAAAAGAGTGGCTTTAAATCCAAACACATTAGCGCAGCAGCAAGCCTTTAACAAGCAAAGCAAGTCAAAAGCTCCAAAGCAAGACTCTGCAAAAAAGCCAGGACTTGAGCCAGCACCACTTACATATACTCAGCCAGCACCATATGGTTCCTATAACCAACCAGGAACAGCAGCGTATCCTTTAGACGTCGTTCAACTAGACATCTACAACGATCAAGATTTTTATTTTGAAACCATCAACGAAGCGTCAAGCTACCGCATTCAGGGTTCTGAGTTATTTGTTGACCTTGAAAAAGAACTAACATCGGTAGGCTACGAAGCTGGTGATTTTAGAGTAGCTATCCGCCCATTACGAAATTATTTAGGATCTGCTGCAGGACTGAAATTAGCAGTCCAAGAGATATCTAGCGATCGATTGGAAGTTAGGTTAATACCTACACAAATTAATTTAGGAGACGATCCAGAATCGCAAAAAGCAGCAGTTAACACTAACTCAACTTTTGCAAAATTATTTAGTCAAGATTTCTTTAAATTTGACAAGCAAGCGGTACTAGCCAGCTTATATCTTTTTGTTGATCAAATAACATCGGTTGAGGTAAATGATTACATACAGGATAAATTTACCATATCAGCGACTCCCTACAGTATAATTTTTAAGTTAAATCAACAGCTACCACCAAGTGTAGTTGTGGGTAGTCGTGTTTGGATAGCGCAAGAACTTAACCCACCAGTACTAGAATCAGTACTAATTGTTCCTAAAGTCACTGGCCGGCAACTTCGACGCATCAAGGGTCCAAACTTTGATGCATTACGCAAGAGAAGTGTTGTAACTGATACAGATTACCTTAGCTGGGATGAGATTTTATCCGAAAGCACCGGATCCATAGTGCGTACTATATTTAGCCAATCTCTAGTTGAAGGTATTGAGTTAAACGTAGATTATCGTCGTTTTGAGAACTTTGTAAAGTTTAGTGATGCAACGGATAGATTAAAAAACTTTGAATACAAAGTACGATTACTAGAAAATTACCAAAGCACAGTATCTAGCTTATCAGCATCTAATGCAGTAGATAGTTTTTATATTCAGACACAGATAACAGCTACACAAAATAAGATTAATAATCTTATTGGTGCATTTGATGGATTTGAAAAGTATTTGTATTTTGAGTCATCAAGCTACGTTACAAATAGTTTTGGAGAGTTTTTAGATATGTCATGGCCAAAAAGCACATCTACAAAGCCATACGCTCTCTACTCATATACATCGTCTCAAGTAGAAACTTGGTTCGACGGAATTATGGCATCAGCCAGCTTATATGACAACATAAACCCACACGCTTTGTGGAAGTTAGTACCTAACCATATACAAGAACAAAACGAAGACCTTGTTAATTCCTTTGTGAATATGCTTGGCCACTTCTTCGATATACAATATGAATACGTTAACCAGCTACCAAAGATACATGACCGACAAGAGAAATTAACAGAAGGATTTGCAAAAGAGCTTGTTTATCACGTTGGAAAGAGTTTAGGTGTAGATTTTAGTAATGGGGATAACTTTGAGGATTTATGGACCTACACACTGGGAGTAGATTCTTCGGGAAGCTACACAGCAGGTAATGTATTCCAAATCTCTGGGGAGGAGCGTACAAGAGAGATATGGAAGCGTATCATAAACAACTTACCGCACTTGCTTGCAACAAAAGGCACTGAGCGTGGTATTCGCGCATTATTAAACTGCTTTGGTATACCTTCCACTGTAATAAGAGTCAAAGAGTTTGGAGGACCAGAACCTGATCTAGATAAAGCATCACAGTACAGGCACGATCGTTTTAGCTACTTTACGCACGTTGGTAAGCGTGCAGATGGAGGCTTCCAGTATGTAAGCATTCCAGGATCCGGAAAAACTGTAGAGTGGCGTATGCAAATGGCGCCTCACCAAACAACAGGTCAACAGATAGCAACTCTGAATGGTACGGTAATTTTAGCGTCCGGTAGTACACAGGAACTTCAAGTTGACCCTACTAAGGGTTTTATTGTGGTTGGTGCCACAAAAATATCAAGTTCCATATTTGACGGAACTCCCCATAGTTTTGCTGTAAACGAAGATGGTATGATATACATATCAAAAGTTAGTAGTGGAATTATTTCAACGGTATCAGCTTCTACAGGCCTGTCAGTAGGAAGTTTAGTGTTACCAGCAACAACTGCTGGTTCAAGACCGTTTTCAGGAAGCGTACAAGATGTTCGTTATTGGGACGTGCAATTATCAGAACGAGTAATACGAGCACACGCTTACGGTCCATCAAGCTATTTTATTGATGACTCAACAACTGAAACAGGAGGAACTGGTAGCTATGCGCAATTAAACACTAGAATTGCATTAGGAGCTACCAATAAAAGATATAACGCAGCCCCAACTACAGAAGCGTCTGTCCATCCCAATGGATCAGGAGGTGCAACTGCTACTTTTTCAAACTTCGTAACTAGTAGTAGCGTACCAACGGTCGAAACTCACTACCTAGAATGGCCAGATATTGCAGGAAATAGACAAGTAAGTAATAAAGTTAGATTTGATTCGACTTTTACAACAGATAATCTGCTACGACGTGACATAAAGGTTCAAACCTCCTTACAAGATAATCAACCAGTTGATAGTTCACGACTAGGAATATACTTGTCCCCAGTTGATGAGATCAACCAAGATATTGCGGAACAATTTGGAGGAATAACTCTCGATGATTATATTGGCGCCTATAACGACATATACGAGCAAGATTACACAGATCTAAAGGGATTAAAGTCTTTTTATCTGCAAAAAGCAGAAGGACGATTTAAATCGCAAAATTACATAAGACTATTACAATACTTTAATGCAGCTGCTTTTACAATGGCAAAGCAGATGGTTCCCCATCGAGCTAATCTCCAAACAGGATTAGTAATTGAGCCAGATCTGCTCACTAGGAGTAAATTGAAGCTAGCGGATAGACCTGAATGGGAAAGTTTATATTATAAAGGTGAGTTAGACTTACCATCAACCGTTGATCCAGCAGCTGAAACAGATGTTATTGAGCCTGGAGAAATTGAAATTGTTACTCAAGTAATTATTGGAGATAATTTAACAGTAGCTGAGGGCGGCTTGGGACTTCCGGCAGCATCGGTAAGTGGAAAGGTTAATGAGTATAATAGATACCAAGTACCTGCTCAAGGTACTAAATTAGAAACAACCTATTCTGGCAGTACGCCAGAATCCATTATTAATAGAAGAGAATCGCTAGAAGATACTGTGGATGTCAATACAACTTCTTATGGGACAAGTAAGAATGAAGGAAGTAGGTATGAATTTTACACTTGGATCGGTCCAGTCGCAGATCCTACCGTTTATACGGACTCAGGGCTAGTTTCAAATTCCGCAGATTTTATCTACGTACCAAGCGTAGGTGCAGACTATAGTTACCCAATTGGAACACAAGTGTACACAAGTAGAAGGTCTGCAATATTGAGTCCTGGAGATATTGTATACAAGCAGGGTGGTGATATTTTGAGAAGAGAGGCAATGGTCGAAGGCAGAGGTTGGACCCATCCAAGTACCTTGGTAAGGTACACGGGAAGCTACGGAGAGCTTCCAATTGCTAGACTAGGAGTTAGGTTTACTGGAACTTGGAGGTTTGATCAGATACAAGGTGACTTAGAATGCGCAGGTACTGGAAACATGGTAATACCGTTACCATATAGAGAAGCTCCCAATGCTATATATGAGGTTTCATGGACTGCTGGGACTGTGGCTCTACTACAATTTGGATCTGGTAGCACAACATATCAGTACTCAAGTGTTACAGCAGGAGCATATCAGTCTCCTGCATCAAATGGCCTCCTATGTATACGACTTACTACAGGCACATCATTACAAAATCTTAAAGTATCAATACTAAACTATCCAGGTCAACTCCAAGATTTTCAAATAGGACCTAACGCATCAATAGGACAACGTAATCAAAAATACAATGGATGTAAGTTAACGTCACCGGACTTTAATGAAGATAGTCCTGATACACTTGATGGAGGACCGGTAATTACGATAACAGAAGGACCAGCAATTAATCTTAATGTTGATCCAAATCAAGCAGGAACATATACTTTCAGGTAATGCGTATATTTATTAAAAAGTAATAATACAAAATGGGATACTTAGATAATACAACTGTCACAGTAGATGCAATTCTAACAAACAAAGGAAGACAGGTTTTAGCAGCAGGTGGACAATTGAACATCACAAAGTTTGCATTAGCAGATGATGAAATTGACTACACGTTATGGAATCCGGCACACACATTAGGAACAAATTACTATGGTGCTGTTATTGAAGACATGCCTATTGTAGAGGCAAATCCTGACGAAACGCAAATGATGCGCTATAAGCTAGTCACCTTGCCAAGAAACGTAAGCGGTATTCCAGTTATTGTTGTAAACCCAACAGCAATATCTCTGTTGACTAGAACAAGTGAGCAAATTGTTACACCAACAACAGCAAATTTAGCTGGTGGAAACGATACGCTAGGATATACAGCAATTCTTGCTGATAGCAGCGTAGCTACTTTAGAAGTTGCACCTGGTGGAGCCATCTCAGGCGCTACTTTTGCTCAAGGATTATCAAACACATTAGCTGGTATAACCAGTGGTCTAAGCACAGCAACTGGTGTAACTAACTTCTTGGATGATGAAGTAACTGGAACTTTATCCGGTGGAACTTCTATTACAAGAGTAGGTAAATCGTTTATTGTAAAACCAAGAGCAACCCTAACTGCAAAAGTTACTTTATTGACTATCATTGCAAACGAGACTGGTGGATTTAAGTCAATTGCAATATCGGTAGCACCTAACTTTGAGGCAGATATCGACGAGAGAATAGGCGGATAAGATTTATAAAATATTATATAACATAAAAACACCCCATGGCAGAAATTTTCAAAAATTTTAATGCAGCAGAAGATATAATTGTTGGTGACGTACAGGTGGTAAGCTCGCCATTGTGGTCGGAGAATATGAATCCGTATACAACAAGCTCAACAGGAATAGGCTTCTTCACTTCATCCGCTCAAAGCGCATCTTCAGGAATATACTACTGCGACGTATACCATCGTAATCCACAAACTGCTACAAATGCAGAAGTTCAATTTTCTACAGCATACGGTCATATACTAGGAAGTGGTTCTGTTGGAGATCCAAACACAGTTGGACAAAACGTAAACGATACACCGACAAGAGCAATTTATAGCCAATACAGAAACCTACTACTACCACCAACCGATCCAAGATTTTCGTTCGGTGGTGATGAACCAGAAGGGATATTTGTAATAAACATTGCAAGAGCTCGATTCAGGCAAAAGATTGATCCAGGAAACTGGACCTTAAGATTGGGTGCAAATTTTGAACTAACAGACGATAGTGGTGCATCTACAAACCCAGAAATAGGTGCATCAGGACGTATCTTTAACATCAGATCTGGATCTCAAGGTGTTTTGGATGCAACTAACACTGACGTCTATGGATTATTTTATCCTGATGCAGGTATCATGGTATTTGATGCGGATAAGATAGATGCTGACGCTACCATGGATGCATTGAATACAGGAAATACAAATACACCAAGCAACGCAGCTGTATTCTACAGAGCAATAAGTAGTTCACGCTACTTTGCAGCAAGAAGTGAAGAGAAGGTTAATTCAACTCACTACTTTGTTCGCATAACAAACAGACAGTTTAATTTTACCAATAACCCAACTTTTACAACTGGTTCAAATGGAGAGTTTGTGCATCCACAAATGCTAAGCAATCCAAGTGTGTATGTGACTACTGTTGGTATGTACGACAACCTTAATAGACTACTTGCAGTAGCAAAATTAAGCCAACCATTGTTAAAAACATTTAACCGTGAAGTACTTATAAAAGTAAAACTAGATTACTAACCTCTCCCTGGATAGTATCCAAGGACCGACCCTCCAATAAAGGAGGGTTTCTTTTTAGTTGCATATTTATAAACGATGGTAGAG